CGATAGCGGCGCGGGGCGGCGGGTCGGGCGACATGGCGCGCCATCGATGCCTCCTCAATGACCGGGACGACACGTCAGGCGCGCAGTCTACCACCCGCAGGGCAGGTTTGCCGCCCTAGTTTTTTTTCCTGTGGCACTCTTCGCATAAGGCTTGGCCATTAGCCAAGTCATGCCGCAACTCAGGGTAGAGAGACATTGGTCGAATGTGATCTGCTTGAACCTTCTTATCGTCCGCACCACAAAAACCACATTGAAAGGCATCACGTTTCAAGACCGACTTTTTCCAATCCTCCATGTCCTTACGACCCCGCAAAAGGCTACTCCGTCGTGTTGCGCCGCCCTTCCATCGGTGACTCTTATCGCCAGTCTTGGTTTTGGATACTATAGCGGCTTTCCTCAGACATTCAGCAGGAAAGGGTTGGCCTTTCTTTGCAAGACCCATGCAGGCTCTTGAACAAAACTGTCTTCGCGGTTCGCTAGGACATTCCATGTCAATACACGGCTTACCACAGTAGAGACAATTGTATGGGATACCTGACTTACGTTGACGAGTGGCTTTGATCCTCTCTTTATGCTCTTGAGAAAATGTGGCACCGATTCTGGACCTATTCCGACATTCTCTTGAGCAATAAATCTGACCTCTCGGATTGCTTTTCCTCTTCTGGAATATGAATTCCTTGTTGCAGATAAGGCAATTCCTGGTTTCAAAGACGGCGACTCTTTTCATATTTATAGTCCCAAGTAACTTGACTTAAAGGTGATGATGGCATAGCCCGCGTCATAAGCATCGGCAGTCAGGCGGATGGTGTTGTTGCCCGGCAAGACCGCCCAAAACTTAGAACCCTGAAGAAGTGAACCCATACGATTGGTCGATGCTCCCTGGACTATGACTCTTCGGCGGGCGTCTATGGTGAGAACATCTCCAGTGATAAGTATTAGGTTCAACCGTATCGATTCTCCGGTGGAGTCGTTGCTAATTACAGGGTTTATGCACGGCCCATAGAGCGAGATGAGGGGAAAGGCAGCGGCATTGCCGAGGTTACTCGCACTCACTGACCCGCCCGAGGACGAACCATATTGAACGGGGTAGGTTACTGGATAGGTCACTCCACCCGATAGTGGCAACGCAAGGGATACAGAAGATTGTGTTTGGCTTTCAATAATGAAATCTGTGGCTGCTAATTGAAGCTGCCAGCGACCCATCGTCGGCGTGGTCAGTTCGCAAGAAAATGCTTTTGTGACAACGGAAATTTGATACGCGTTAAAATCCAGGTCGAACAAATACAGCGTGCGGGCAATCGGCACGTTGACGCTATCCAACCGTAATGATACTGCCGCTTCCAATGCCGCCCGGTTGGCCATGTACGCGGTCCGGTCCGCGCCTCTGATGGTGCCTTCAAGCGTGATCGTGCGACCGCCGTACAAGTTATGGGCGATGGTTACACCACTGACACCCGGACGATTGTATTGATCCAGGCGGACTTCCGGGAAGCCTAGCCCCGTGGCCGATTTTGTCTGGCAGGGCTGCACTGCGGTTAACGAGTGTAAGGAGTAGCCGTCGAGGAGGATCGCGTTCATGTCAGCCTCCAAGATAACCGCTCGGCGAAGGCAGTGATGTCGGCCTGGGAATAGCTGTGAAAGTTCTCGATGTGGACGGACGCGCCGCCCGTTCTCTGCGCGAGCAAGGCTTCCGTCTTCTGCGCGGGGATGACCTGGCTCCCCCGTGGCAGGTTGACCAGCTCCGGCCCGCGCTCCCCCACGATCGCCAGACCGCCAGGGTGGTTAGCGGTCCCCTCGGCGTAGCCGAAGAGCTTCTTGAGCCCGAACATTCCGGTATTGGCCGGGATCCCGGCGGGTGAGAAGTTGTTTAGGACTTACGCAGTTGAGCACGAACCAAGCATGATTTCGGCGCGAATCCACGTTCAACTGCGTAAGTCCTAGTTGTTAATAAACTTGAGCGCGTCGATGACCGGCTTGGCACGGTTATAGACCGTATCGAAAAAGCCGACGACCGCCCCGGTGGTGTTGACGATCGCCAGGAAGCCGGTGGCGATGTTCTGGACACCCGTCCAGAGATGTTTCATATCCTCCTGGAATTTGGGCGAGGAGATATAGGCCAAGAGCTCTTTCCCGAATTTCTGCAACGCGGGGACGACCTGGGTGTTGATGAAGCCCACCAGACGGTCGAGCAACGTGCTGGCGTAGCGCTCGATGGCGTCGCGGTTCTTGTCGATCATTTTCAGGAGTTCATTGGCGTAGCCGGTCAGCTTAGAGAATAGCGACCCCTGGCGGATGTCGCCGGAGTCGGAGATACCGACGATACTGTTGCCCAGGCGGATGAAGTCGTCGCTGAGATTAGACAGGACGCCGTTGAAGGACTTGGATTGCCGCTCCATGCCGTTGAAGAACAAGCCGCCATTGGAGGTCATCGACTGCAACGCCTCGGTCACGACCTGGGAGGATATTTGCCCCTTCTGCATCATCGTGTCGAACGTGGCGTTGGTGACGTGCAGATTCTTCTCGATCTGTTGCGACAGGCCGACGCCCGCGTTGGTGAACTGCAACAGTTCCTGGCCCGCGAGGTGGCCCTTGGCTTGCACCTGGCCGAAGGCATTCACCAGGAAGGGCAGCGTGTCCGTGCCGACCCCGGAGGCGATGTCCCCGAGCATCTTGAAGGTCGGGATGACGTCTTTCGCGGCGGTGCCGTAGGCGAGGAGCTGGCGCGACCCTTCGGCCACTTGTGGGAGGGTGAACGGTGTCGAGGCGGCGAAGTCGGAGACCTGCTTGAGTAAGGTGCGGGCGTTGTCTGCCGAGCCAAGCATCGACTCGAACGAGATGCGGAGTTGCTCGTAGTCGGCGGCGGACTTGACCGCGTTCTCGCTGATCCGAAAGAGCGCGCCGAGGGCGTCGGTGGCGAGGTTGAGCGCCCCATATAATGCCATGCTGGCGATATTCGACTTGAGCAAGGACCCCGTGAGGCCCTCGACCTGCACCCCCGCCCGCGTATTAGAAGAACCCATCGCCTCCACGGAATGCTGGAGGCGCTGGGTCTGCTGGGTGATCGCCTGGAGGGCCTTGGAGGCTTCGTCCTGGGCGGTGATGATGATGTCGATCTTGGAGTCAGCCATACGGTCAGCGGGAACCGTCGGCGCGTTCCCGCAATGCTTGTCGCCGTTCTTCTAGGGCGAGCCAGTAGCCGATGGCTTCGACCGGCTCCCGTTCCATCTGCGCGGCGGACAGGCCGAAGCGTTCCCGGTAGAGGAGTTCGGTCAGTTCGTCGGGGGTGGCACCCTTGCCGCTCAGGGCGTCATCGAGCGCCGTCAGGCGTTTGGGCCGGGCGCGCCCCCCAAAACTTCGCTGAAGACGGTCAGGGTCTCGATGTCGAAGTCGCCGAGGTCATCGGCGGTCAGGTCGAAGAGTTGCCCGTCGTCGCCCACGGTCTTCCCGGCAACGAAGTGGTCGCGCAGGGTCTGGATGAGCAGATCCATCGCCTGATCCCCGGCCGCGCCCTGGCTTTGCTGGCGCAACTCCTTCAGTTCCGACCAGCGCATCGCCCGGAAATCGACGAAGCACTCGGCCCAACCGTCGCCCAGGAACGCGAGGCCGACGTGTTTGATGCGAGATTGAATGTGGCTCATAAGGGTATTTCAAAGATATTAGTACGAAGCGGTGGTGTTGGTCAGGACGGCTTTCGCCATCGAGGCATTAGCGAAGGAATAGAGCCCCTTCATGGTGATCGTCTGGGACATGATCTGGTTCTGGGCGCGTTGCTTGGTCCAGTTGTCGAAGAACAGGCTGTCGAAGGTGAAGACCAGGCCGGGGTTAGCCGTGGAGCCGATGGTGGTATCGGTGCGGGCAAGGCTGATCGAGGCCGCTTGCTTGGTGTTGTTGAAGTCGTAGTTCTTGTAGGTCAGATCGTTGTAGAGCAGGCCGACGTCCACCGTCACGTTGAAGACGGTGTTGTAAATCGCGTCCACGTCAACCGACCCCAGCACATACTCCACGTCGGTCCCTTTAGTGATGGTCAGTTTGAGGCTCTTGACCGGCGACGCGGTGGCCCCGGAAAGACCGGCCACGTTGGTTGCCAACTTAAAGGTGACGTCTTGTGGGCGGAACTTATTCTCGGTGACATAGGCTGGCGTCGAGGTCGTGGTGGTGCCGCGCTTGGCCTTGAAGTCTACCGAGTAGTCGATCAGCTTGCCCATCTGGTAATCGATGACGAACTTATCGGCCATGCCGTAGGCGAAGCGGATATCTTGGTTGGCATCCTTGGCGTAAAGGGTCAGGGACGGGTGGCTGTTGTTGTTGGCGACCGTGAAGGTCGTGTCATAGACGGCCGCGTTGGGGGCCGAGCGGGCAACCGAGGCGGACGTGCCGAAGACGGCCTTGAGGATTGCCCCGATGTGGGCGTCCCGTAAAACGGCGCTGAGTGTGCCGTCGCTCCACTGCGTGACTACGTCGGAATCGACCGCGTCTTCCAGGCGACCGAAAGACGAGCCGTCGGTGATGGTGGTGTTCTTGTCCTCGTGGGAGAACGTCATGTCCGGCACCCAGTATCCTGCGGTGACGGCGGTGCCAGATGTGGTTTCTATGCCGAGACCCACGGCGGTGAGTCGGCCTGATTGTCGTGCCATTAGCGGTTAGTCCTCTCTACGATGGACTCATCGGCCTCTGGCGCTGGTGCGCTGTCTTCTGCTGTGGGGCGTGGTGTGTCTTGCACTGTATTTTTGGGCTGGTCTTTCGGCCTGCGCTGCTCTAGCTGCTTGTGGGCATCCTCAAGGTTTACAGCCTCGATATATACGCCTTCGCCGGTGCCGAACGGGTCCGGGAAAAAGAAACTCTGGGTGGGTGGGTTGCTCATGGTGTTAGAAAAAGGTCTTCGTCTTTCTTGGCGGTGATACGGAAACGGTAGTAGCGCAGGCCGGGATCGATCTCGAAGCCCCACGCGCCCGTCATCGTTTCTATGGTGTACGCCCCGCTTGCGAGCATCGTCGGGCTGATGCGTTCCTGGCGTAGTCTCGTCCGACAGAGATCGACGAGCTGGCGCAAGCGACCCTCCGCGATGGCGGAATCCTCGAAGGTGTCGAACAGGTAGACCTCGTAGGTGATGGCGTCGTCGTCCGTGCGGGAATCGAGCTCAGTTTCATTATCCTCCACCGGGACGACGGAGTAGACCGGCCAGGTGGTGAGCTGCCCCGGTTCCTTGACCGGATAATTGGCCTTGATCGCCCAGCCGCCGGGGTAGATGGCGGTGATGTCGATGGCCGCGAACAGGTCATAGAGGGCTTGGCCGATGGTGGTGTAAGTGTTGGACATGGTGGATAGCCTGGGGATAGGACGTGGATAACCGGCGTTACGTGGTGGATAAATCTTTGGTGATATTCGTCACGGCCTCCTCGAAGAAGCCGTCAATGGCCCGCTGGTTCTGCTCGACCGAACCTTTCATGTAGAAGCGACCGCGCACACCCTTGACCGACTTGGCGAAGACCATCTTGCCGCCCTTACCCCTGAAGGCGAGGACTTTCTTACTCTTGGGGCGGATCGGTTGACCAGATGGGCCGTAAATGCCACTTCCGGCCTCTTGTATTCCGGCATATTTTACGTTCGTACCAACCGATCCTGTGAAGCTGCTCCCCGACTGCCGCATGGGGCTGACCAAGATGCTCTGGCGCAAACGGCCGGAGTCGATGGGTGAAAGTTGCTTGGCCGTTCCCTGCAAGGACAACAGCGACTTGTTCCCGGCCTCGATAATCCGCTTGCTGGCAATCTCCGGTGCTTTCCTGAACTGGCTTTGCAACTCTTTCAGGTTCTTGATCTCGACCCTGTAACTGATCGCCATCTCAAGTCCCCCACATGGCGCGGGCGGTGCAGGAGACATGCGCCAGGCGCGGCGTGGTATGCCGGGCGACGCCGGTAACAAGGTAGGTCTTGGTCGGGTCGGCCTCGTCCACCAGCAAATCCTGTTCTTTCAGCGCGGGCGAGCCGTCGAAGAGGACTTGGAACGCTTTGGACGCCGGGTAGTCGATGAAGGCGACGATGTTCGGGCCTGCGGGATACAAGTACGCGCCGAGATTGGTCAAAGTATTGGCCGTGCCCCCGCGCGTGACGGAGAAGTAGTGGGTGATAACCCGCATCAGTAGACGACCGGCAGCCGGTAGCTGTCTAGCACCTCCATCGTGTCGCCGGGGATGTCCATCCCCTTGAGGTCGTAGGTCTCGCTATAGTCCCCCGCTCGTACGGACGAGACGGTCTGGCCGCCGGTGGTGGCGTTGTTGAAGCGCTGCACCAGGAGGTCGGTCAGCGCTTGTTTCAGGTCGGCGGGGAAAGTGTTATCCGTGTAGCCGCCCTTATAGACGATCTGAACCGCGCCGAAGCCGCCATAAAGGGTGTAATAGGTTTTCACCGTGCCGTTGGGATTCGTGCGCACGATGCCCTGATACGGGTCGTAGGCATTGCTGCCGTAGTTATAGGTGCTGACCGTGACGGCCTGTGCGGTGTCGAGCGGGAGCGCGGAGACGTAGAAGGTATCGGTGGGGTCGGTCGGGTTCAGGACTTCGGTAAACGTGCCGTAGGCCCACCCGAGGCGATTACAATACCGGGCCGACCAGCTCAGGATCGAGGTCGCCATGCTATCCGCCAAAGCACGCCCTTCCGGGTCGGAGAGCGTAGAGTTCGTTTGTGCTTCAAAATCTGTCCAGTTTAATAGCGCCATCAGTGGTTATTGTACCGTGGCGTCTCAGGCGTGGTACCAGATCGCGTGGCTGTAAATCGCCTGGCCGGTGAGCCGGTCATCAGTACGGCTGGTACGAGTAGCCCGCGTCGGCCACCCAGATCGCCATGTAATTATTCCCGGCGTAGTTGGTCATCTTGATGCCCGGCACACAGAGCCGACTGGTTGCCCCGCTGGCTGCTGGCGGGATGCTGGTGGTGTGGGTCGCCACCAGGACGCCGTTCATGAAGAACTTGACCGATACCCCGTCCACGCACTCGGCGCTGAAGGCGGTAAAAGTATTCGTGGCGGGGAGGGTCAGAGCCGTCGTCTGCTCCGTCGTGCCGTTGCCCGATGAGGCGTAAAGCGTCCCGCCAGCCGTGCGGAAGCCGACTTGTTTGGCGGTGCTGACGGACAGGTTGCTGTTGTCGGTGAAGAAACGGTAGTTGATCTCGCCGTTGCCGGTATTGAACACGATCCGGGCGTAGCCGGTGATGTTCTGCATGGTCGTGGAAGGCATAGCGGTGCCACCATAGTTTTTGCCCAGGATGACGTAGGAGTCGGCGGTGCCGCCCGTTTGGAGCTGGATATAGCCGCTGTTGTTGACCGCTGTGGCACTGCCCCCGGTGAGGTTTTGATAGGCTGACAGGTTCTCGAACGGTACGGCGACGTGGTAACGGGCGGCGCTCGATCCCCCCGAGGCCGCGATGGTGATTGCGTTGGCCGCGTTGGTGACGGTGATGCCCGTGCCCGCCGTGATGGTGGCCGGGGCCGGGTTGCCCGCCGTCGAGCCGACCAGGACTTGCCCGTCGGTTAAGGCAGCCGTAGAGGTGGCTGTCGTGGCTCCGGTGGCGTAGACCGCGCCTTTGTTGGTGGCGGACGTGACGCTGGTGCTGGCCCCGGCCGCGATCCCCGCCAGCTTCGCCCGCTCGGCGGCCAAGAAAGCAACGTTGGTCGTGCCATCGACGAGCGAATCCGCACTTTGGGTCCCCGTGTGGGTGGACCGGTCGCGTAACTGGGCGTCGGTGCTGTTGGCGGTCGCCCCCGTGGCGATCCCGGCCACCTTGGTCTTGTCCGCCGCGCTGGTGAACTTGTTGCTGGACGCTGTGTCGCTGAGGTCGTCGGGGTTCAGGACCACCACGCCGGTCTTGGTGTTGACCGAGCTGACGGATGCGCTGCCCCCCGAACCATTCGCGGCGGCGGTGACGCGGCCTTTGGCGTCCACCGTGATGTTCGTGTTGGTGTAGGAGCCGGGGATGACGGCGGTGCTGGCCAAGGTGGCCGCGAAGGTGCCGCTGCCCGCGCCGGTGACATCGCCGGTTAAGGCGATGACCTGATCGCCGCTGTTAACGCCGGAGATAGCCGCCAGCTTCGTCTTTTCGGCGGCGGTGTAGGCCTTGTTACTGGTCCCATCGACGAGCGAATCCGCCGATTGCGTGCCGGTATGGTTGGCACGGGCCGTGGCATCGATATTCACCACGAGTGGCAGGCCCACAGCGGCCTTATCCAGCGTCTGGAAGGTCTTGTCGCCCCGGTAATACTGCGCGGTCGTCCCGGCCGTGACAGACGGCTCTTTGCCCGCCAGGGCGGTGGTCAGGCCGGTCACGTCGGCTTGGGCGTGGATATGGACGAGCGGTGCTGTCCCGGCCAGGAGGTTCGCTTTGGTGACCTTCTTCGTGGTGGGCGTCGTCGCGGGCGTGTCAACGATCGGGATGAGCGTGTCGGCGGCGGGGCTGGTC